CAACGTTCCTCCTTACTTTATATCCGATGCATGATTTGAAAAATGTCTTCATGCTGCGCTTTTATATCCAAGCCAAGTTCATCGCCTTTTCCCTTTAAAATCTGCTGCATATCTTTAAGACTTACTTTGCTGCTTGCCATATCCACAATCATTACCATATTAAAAAATCCATCTAAAATATTTTGATTAATATTTAAGATATTCACACTATTAACCGCCAAAATTTCACTAACCATTGCTACAATTCCCACTCTATCCTGTCCCACAATTGTAATTACTGCTTTCATTTTTTCACTCTCCATTTTTTGTAGATCTTTTTATTATAATACCTGCATTATCCCCTGTCTATTATAAAAATACATTTGTAACACTACTAAAGATGTTACTTTATATCTATTATACGAGAATAAATGGAAAAGCCAAGGTTTTGTGAAAAAGTTTTTATATTCTGATATTAATTTCCTTATTCATTTGGCGCAAAAAAAAATATATCCGCGTGCAACGGCTTTAGGATGCCTTGCAAACGCGGATGTTAACCTTTCTGATATATTTAATTTGTCTATTCTAAAGCACTCTAAAGAAGTCACGACTGCTCACTCAATGCTACTTCCACAATATACTGTTGTCCATTCCAGCGAGTATTGGAAACCGCAGAAAGAGAAATCCCAAGATTGTTGACAACATTAACCGTTGTCTTTCGCGACTTCATTCCACCTTGCAAGGAAACCTGAGCAGAATCATACTTAGGTTGGTATTGGGGCACAAAATTATTATTAGACATGCCATTACTACTTGGCAGAGAAACTGTAGCACCTGTCTCTTCATCATCCTGGTCTTGATTAGAGAAAGTATTTAATAAATTTTTACTCATTTGTAGCATCAAACTGTCAGATTGATTATACATATCATTAGCTATTGTAATTAAATCTTTTGATAAACTTTTGAACTTCTCATCATAATTTTCATAGAACCTTTCTTGCCGAAATGTAAATTTGTCACCCTGTTGCTGCAGCTGGGCTATGTCTTCATTAAAATCTCCAAGAGTTTTCTTCCAATAAATGGAATGATTGTTATTATAAAGTTCTTCTTGTTTTATCTGAAATATTTCACGCACTTTCTCAGAGCGAACTTCTAGAACATTCATATTAGAAGCAGGTACTATATCGTAACTATTGAAGTCATATGCTACAATGATTGAATCTTTTTCATCATTAGCTTGATCATTAGTATCAGCCCAAATTTGTTCGTTCGGTACAAAATCAAGAAGAGAATTTTCCTCGCTTTCTATTTGTTTAAAACTACTTTCTTCAACATTATAATATTCCTCAAAGAATTTTATATAATGAGTATTTGGGAAGAAATAAAACTTTTCCCGATAATCAACTGGATCTTCGTTTCCACTGAAGCCCCTTTCACCTATTTTTTTTTTATATAAATCAAAAGAATCGATTTCTTTCATTACTCCAATGTGTGTTCCAAATTTTCCAATTTGATCATGAGAGTTATAATAATTTTCAACATCAAATTTATTGAAATTCTGAAAGTCATTCCAATAAAACAAGGCAATGTTAGTTACTCCAGGCGCATTAAAAGTTTCCGTATGAATCTCGATCCCTTCGTCTCGGGCAATTAATACAGCTACTAATTGTGCCAACGCACCACCCAGAGAGTGCCCTGTTAAAGAGATAGTAGCATTAGAGTATATTCTTTTAACTTGTTGATAAAATGAATATGCATATTCTGTTTGGTCTAGAGCCATATTTAATATGATCCTAATATCTTCAAGAATATCAAAACGATCAGTGAGTTCTGTGCCACGAAATGCAATGACAATGTCGTCGGAGTTTAACCGACTATATGCAGCTCCGTAAAAACCCGCTTCATCCCAATAATCTACTAAATTATACCCTTCTGGAACAAGTCCATGTTTATATACACATGAACTTAAAGCAACGTAATCACGCGTAAGAATCCCAGACATGCAAATCTCCTCCTTGCTACTAATTTATCACCCTATTTTCGAATTCCCTTTACGCGTCTCCTTAGTAGGCATTTTCACTTGCGACACTGCTATTTTTGTAAAATATTTACCTAATTTTATATTCCTGCGCTACTAACATCAGCAATTTCTTCCAAGCTAGATAGCCATTTAATTTAGTATTTTAGGTGTTTGGCATAAAGCCAAACGCCTAAAATACTAAAATTGGAATCACAACTAAGCAATACGCATGATATATGCTAAAGCATAGTAAGGAGGCAAATTATTGTGAGCAGCTCCTCCCCCATTATTTTGTATACTAACGCCTACATTATGTCCGTGCGCACCTGCAACGCCTGTAGCAATTGCAACGTAGCCAGTATCGCGCGGCGTATTGCTTACCCTGGCACCAGTGGAACCCTCGGAAGGAGTTCGCATTGTGTCTATAGAGTGAGCATGTGCTCCTTGTGTATCTGTCCATGCAGTTGCAGCGTGGGCATGTACAGGCATTTCAGATGGTGTTAGAACATGTGTAGCCTCACCACCTGTTGCCCCAACTACGTAACTGCTACCTGCACCAACAATAAATCTATTTCTTAAATCTGGGGTGCTATTTGATCCATCACACAAATTCCAACCCGTTGGTATAGAAGCAATCGAACCACTCCACATCGCAATTAAACCTATTGGTATAGGTACTGACCAAGTAGCATCTGCACGTAGAAATTTAGTTGTACTGCCATCGCATATAGGTGCAAGTCCTGCGCTTGTTGTGCTAACAACATTATATGTAGGTACTGACCAAGTGGCATCTGCACGTAGAAATTTAGTCGTACTGCCATCACATATAGGTGCAAGTCCTGAGCTTGTTGTGCTAACAACATTATACGTTGTATCCTTTGATGCAATTGTTAGCCTATCGTTTAGTGCATCTGGAGTAATGGCTATGTTTGCTCCAGCAACCAATTCTAGCGTATCCGTTTTGCTGTCCGCTTGGATTGTTGTAGTGCCTACAAGTACATTACTAAATGCCACTTGGTTGACTTCCGCGTTTGCTGCAATACCTGCAAGCTTATTATTTTGTACGGCAGTCATGAAACCGTCAGAGCTAGCAGTTACAGTATTATGCGTGTGTACTTTTGGTGCAAAATCATTCGGTGTTTTTCCGCTAAGCATAGCGGCGTTTAAGTTCTCGCATTCCGTTCCATTGTTTACAGGAATTTGTCCATTTCCATTCCCTGGAACCAATCCTTTCAATAGTGCGGCATCAACAATTTGGTCTTCTTTTAGTCCTTTGAAATTATTCCTTAACTCATTTGGAGCTTCTGACAGAAATCCCGTATCCTCTGGCTTTGTTGCATCGTATGCCATTATTAATACCCCCTTGCTCGCCAGTCCATAGTACCACCTACGTCCTGGTTGCTTAAATTTAATATTCTTGCAGTAAACCCTGTTTTATCACGATTTGTAGTCTCTACATGTACCGCCTCACCAATTGCATAAGGGGTCACGATAGGAACAATAAAAAAATCAGTATTATAAGTAATGCGAATACCACCTACAGGAACATCTACGGTTCCTGATTTTTCGATATCCGGTAAGTCTACCATAACATCAAACCTATTTACTTCAGGAGTTTTTGTAGGGTTAGAAGTTGTTAAGATAACTCTTAACTCAATGTATCGAAATACAAATTTAGCAGGCAGGAAGTCTTTCCAAACACTCCATTCGCTATTATCTTTCGATGTACGCATTTGTAGTACAGCCGACGTATCCCCAAGAAATTTCACAGTTGAAAGGAATTTTATAGCTATATTAGCTGTGATTATCCTGCCTACGTCTATTTGCTCACACATATAGGTACCAGATGTAGGATAATTTCCGCTTACATCTTTTTTGAGTCTTAGTACTTGTCTGCCGCCGACTTCCTCAAATTTGGTCGTTGAGTAATCACTCCACCGCCCTCCGATTGTTTGCCAGTTTATATCACTCACACCAAATTCGGTTTTGTTATGTAATCCACTCTGCATGACGATTTCATCAAATGATTGGATGACGTTTTTAGGCGGCAGGTCAACTACTGCCAACTGTTGGTCTACTGCAGAGAGAGAGTACCGATTGCTTCGATTAATAGCCTTAATCCAATAATGATAAATACCATCAAAATCAACCTTGTATTTATAGCTATTACCGGTTACATTTGTAGCAATTAGCTGCCCATATTCAAACGTCCAGCCTTCTCTAATTTCAAACCCAACAACATCATGCTCAACCGCCCTATCCCAATATAGTTCCACATACTCACCATTTTGCTGTACAATAAAATTTTCTACATTCTGAGGTTCCATAAGGGCGTATAGACTCCCAGATGCTTCATCTGAATAAAATCCTGCAGTGCTAATTGCTTTAATCAATATTTTTACATTTCCACCATCTGTGGGACGAAATTGATATTTTGTTTCTTTAGTCTGCGTTAGCTTTATAGCCTCTTCCCAAGTCCACCCATATCGCACATCATAGTAAGCAAAATCTAATTCGGATATACCTGTCCATTCAACACTAATCAAAGACCTATCATTTATATCCTGGGAAACTATTATGTTGGTCACAGGAGCGGGGTTTAGATCATATATTTCCTTGCTATTTGCAGGATACTGGCTATATCTACCTGCACGACTAACCGCTTTAATCCAATAGCTATATTCTCGCTCTTGATTAATTCTAACATTGTATTCCAAGCCTGTAACACCTGTAGCAACTAACATACCAGCATCCCAACTTCCCCCCTCTCGAATCTCAAAAAATGCGAGATCCGCATATAGTGCATTATTCCATTTTAGGTGTAGTAAGCTGTGGTCACTCAAGTCCTGGCTAATGTCAAAGCCTGTAACATCTCCTGGCTCAATCATAACAGTTACAGCTATGCTTGCGGCATTTGATTCATATCCTGCAACTGTTCTGGCTTTAAATGTAAATTCATAGGTACCGCTTTCGGGGATTGCATAAACATAGGTAGTCTCTTTAGTTAAATACACTTGTGAGCCACAAGTTATAACATAACCTGCAATATCATGACCTGCAGGAGCTGTCCAAGACAGGATTAACTTGCTGCGATCACTAATGTCTTGATACCCTTGCAAATTTGTAGGAGCATCAGGACGTAAGATAATTTGCAGCCGTTTTTCCACTGCCTGTAGACTTTCGTACCCAGCAATGCTAACTGCCTTTATCATAAAATTTTGACTACCCTCTGCGTTCAATATATGTGTATAGGTTGTAGCTTTTAGCTGTGTAGTTACGAGCGCTGCTGTTGACCAATCATCCCCTACCCTAATTTCATAATATGCAAGGTCTTTCTCCTGATTAGCGTCCCAAGAAAAAACCAACCGACTACGGTCAGTATCTTGGATCATCGCAACAAAACCAGTCACTTGAGCTGGTTCGATAGTAATATTTATAGATATTTTCGCTGGTACAATAGATGGGTTACCACTGTTATCAATAGCTACGACGCTAAAATTGTATTGCCTACTGCTTGTAGCTGTAAAAATATATTGATTATCATTGATTGGTGTTAGAGTTATTACCGTATTACCTTCCGATAATTGATACCCTTTTAAATCAATATCGGTAACAGCTGACCATTTAAGAATTAATTTGGTACTATCACTGGGATTAACCTCTGCTACTATACTGTCGATATTAGACGGAGGCTGATCTTTACCCGTAATATAAATTTCTTTCGATATAATTCCTGGTGAAATTACACCGGAATTATTCAGAGTGCATACTTTAACTAAATATGTTTCTTGAGATTTAACTCCTGTAATTACTGCTAAATTATTCGAAGTATTTCCCCATAAAATCCATGATTGCCCCTTATCTCTACTGTACCAGACAATTGAATTCTTGATATGTTTTTTAGGTACTACCCATGAGCAATCTATTTCAGATATGATAGTTCCATCCTTCTGCCTATAGGTTTGCTGTCTTAAGTCCAAGTTCCCTACCTCTGGAACATTATCATCCAAATCACTGTAATCAATTACTGGAATAGTATCTGCTTCCGTATATACACCTTCAACATACTCCAGTGCTGTAATACTGCGTTTAAATTCCTGGGAACGGCTAATATTCAAAACTCTAAAGGGTTTAGTTACCTTGTGGGTTTCACCGAAACTAAAAACATCCCATTTTTGCGGAATAGATGAAAATGGACTTGATACTGTCACGGAATCTGTTTCTGCTACAACTCCTAGGACCTGTCTCTTTACAAGAGTATCATCTGCGAATCGCACCATAACCGAATATTGTTTACCCGGTTCCATCGTAACACTACGATCAAATTGAATGGTATCTTCTGTTGCAGCCAGTACCCTACCGCCATAACCCCACTGTGGTATATCATGCTGGACTAAAATTACATCTCCTACTTGGCAGGCAATAGCATCAATATCAGCATCAAAGGATATGGTACGCTGCAAATATTTATTTAATCTCAGGCGATATTTGCCTTCACGATAAGCTTGCTGATACGATGTGCAACCATACAAGGTAATCTGAGTTGAATTTTGGATTGTCTGGCTATTATCCCACTCATCTCCATATATAGTAAGTGCATCCTTTTGATATCCTTTGTCTTTATTTATAAAGGATATTTCAACAGCATTTGCTCTATCCTTCATCCCTAAAAAGTCTTCTTGGAATTTATCCTGCACCATATTGCCCATAGTGAAGAGTTGTACGGGCTGAGTCGGTCTATCACAAACACAGGAATAACGAGTTCCTTTTAGTATGACTTTCCCCCTTCCCACACTTTCTGGTTTTTGCAAGGAACTCCACAAATCAGAGGCAGTATCAAATATATACTCAAACTCTAACTTCCGTTCCGTACAAAATGCAGCCCAATCGGCAAAAGCTTGATAGTCAATTCGATTCGCCGAAATACCAAAAACTACATTTTCAACTATACCTGTTTTGATATTTTTTATGATTTTACAACGATGTAACAGATCATATGCGGTCCACGCCGGATTGCGAGCCGATTTTTGCTCATATTTTTCAGTATTAGGGTTATACACGTTAATATCGCTAACTGTTTGTAACCAGGTCACTGTCGGCATACCGCCACTTAACTGGTCAGTCGCTAAGGCTTTGATACCCACGAGGATTTTACCGGAACGGCAGAAATCATCATAGCTAATATGACTGAGCTGCGTCCAGCACAGTCGAGTGCTGTCTCTTGTCGTCGTACCTGATTTATAGCTGCATTTCGCACGAACTTCATAGCGTCCAGCTGGTAGATTGTCAATACGATATACCTTACGTACTGGGTTATTTTTTGCCGCCGTTATAACTAATTCATTAATCTTAACAACTAATGTAAACTTCGCGTTATAAAAGCCCAATCTATTTCCTATAATCGTAAAACCGATTAAACCGTTATTATAAGCAACTCCAACTTTAGCATCAGCTTTTCGCCCTGAGACGGATCCTACAACTGAGAACAAACTCCCACCCATATTACTTAATGTCCATGTTTCAGCAATAGCATTTTGCCCAGCACTTAAAGATTGAACCGTACCAACACTTTCTTTAACAGAAGAAGATACCTTGTAAATATGTGTCTCCAACCAATCGTTCCATCCTGACTGTCCGATTTGTTTATATTGTGCATTAAGTTTAACAGTAGCATCTTCTAAATCGCCATTATCATTTACATGATACAATCCCCCAGGTAATTCAAAGGTGATCTCAAGACCTTCTCCGCCATTTCCTTCAGTTTGATGGGTTGACCAGGTATCATCATTAGCCAGTTCATAGCTTAGTATTTGATCGGCATATATATCATTGAAATTAGGAATTGCTGTCTGGTCATTCGTTCCTAAACGTATATCCACTGAAACATCATGATAATTTGCTATTGGATTATCGTTAATTTTTATATCTGTAATACTATCGGCTGGTCCTTCACCACCACATAGCAAGATATTTAGGTATTGTTTATCCCCATCACCATTGGTAATATGCTGAGACAAAATTTGTCCTGCTGTCCGCATCGTTCCATAAGTGACAGCCAAGGCATTTCCCTGACCAGAGAGGGACTGTAAATTTCCCCATGAATAAGTTGGCGTAGATGTCGCCATGTCCATTGCCGGCATGTCTGCTGTAGGCTGTGGGAACATGTGATTAATGAGCATACCGCCAATCGCGCTAACTGCTCCTGCTGCAAGCCCTGTCCAAAAGGTTGCAGTACCGCTATTCCATAGTCCTCCCGCTACATTGCCTGCATACGCCATGAGTGCTATGGAAGCAATCGTTCTTAGAATATTTTTCCCTCCCCCTTTACCTACGAGGGGGCATATTACTAGATTATCTTCACTTTCAACAAGTATGGAATCAATCTTTCCTTTTTCTTCGATAGTGCCATTACGACTTAATACCATTTCGTCTAAATCAATCCCCATCATAATGGGCTGAATATATTCCCCTATCGTTTTTCCTGGTATATAGGCTATCTTTTTTATCTCCCTATCACTAAGGTTAAAAGGGTTTCTTAGTATTGTTAATGTTATATCAGCCATTTAACCACCCCGGCACGTAAAGGCCCTCAATTTTGCGTCGCCATGCTGGACTATCAATATGATCAATATGAACGCCCATTTTCTCAGCAGTATGAATAAATCTACCATCACCTATGTAAACTCCAGTATGGTTACAAAATATAGCCTGATTGAACCTCATAACAACAAGAGCAGGTACGGGGATTTCCCCATCACACCTGCACCATCGATTTCTCTGTTCATCGATTTCACCGTCTATACGGCTAACATCCTCACAACTGATTTTATAATCTGGTAATTTAATCCCATACATCATAAAAACTTCACAAACAAGACCCCAACAATCATAATTGTCAGGGCCTCTGCCACCATTCACAAATGGCTTACCTATCAATTTATCGATTTGATGCATAAATACCTCCCTGGGGTATACTGGGCTCGCCCCCAAAACGTGCTGCATTCCCCCGCTCTCGACAATCACCTAATGTCTTATTACAAGTTTCTTGATGGGATTGTGCTCCACACTCAATTCCTTTATACGTAAACGGACAATAATCTTTCAAAACTCTCCGAAATGGAAAACGAAGCATCGTAGGCATATCGCCACCTAAATTAAATGTCACCCACATACTGTCTGAACTAACTTGCTGTACTGTAAAAGTTTCTTCTATATCAGCAGCTGCTATATCAAGATGCTGAGAATGAACTACGCGTAACATTACAGTAGCTCCAACACCACCATTGGCCTGTTCAATATATTGTTGAACACTCCGAGATATATTGGAAACACGTACTGGAATTTGCGGAAGTTCACCTTGGGAAGTTTCTTTAATTTCATCTAACTCAAAAGGAAATGCCACCCATGTATAACTATTCCATACAATATCTTCTGTATTACGTACAATCCTAATAATTAGATCTTTTGTTATTTGAATTTCCAGTAAAACCAGCCATGCCCCATCGGAAGTTAATTTATTTTTTTCTATAATTGAAATATTAGATAAGCTTAGTGCCATAATCAGACCTCCTGCAAGGTAATCTCTCCTTCCCACATATCATGAGAAGTTAAATGAAAATTTATTTCACCTGTGAAGCGTACAATATAGCTAACACCAGTAACAGGATTGACCCATTGAAATTCTTGGCTACCGCCACACATTTGTTCCCAAAAATTCATAAGAAGTTGATATTCATTATTTTTAAGAGCAGTCCATTTTAATATCCATTTTTTACGAATGCGCGTAAACCTTGGTCTGGATATAACCATTCCATTTTCCATTTGGGAAGATATCGCAGGATTCTCCCGCCCTTCATCAAGCGGATATACAGGATTTGCTACATTCGGAAATACTGACAATGTCATATTGATTACTACCTCCTTACTCCCAGTACATCACGCATACCATTCACATTACGTGCATAAGCATCCATGACAACATTAATAACATACTGCTGCCCGTCCCAACTTGTCTCCTGCTTTGTATTAGCCTTTACTCCAGACTTATTGACAACATTAACAATAACAGGTGGCGTTTGAGCTCCTGTTACTGGTGAGGAATAATTTACACCACTTATAACATGCTGTTTTGCCATAGAGAGTGTTTCATCCAAGCGATGATTTGGAATAATGGTTCCCGACTGATCGGGGACGAATAGCTCTGGTCCTCTTTCCCCTACGATATAGGATGTCTGTGATGATACCGGTCCGCCATCTGCTTTAAATATCGAACCTAAAAAATTTCCAAACCACTTACCCAATTGTTTTTCTATAACCTTCTTATAGAATATCTCAAGGAGCATCTTACTGATCTCTGTTGTCATATCCTTGAAAATACCTTTAAAGCCTTTACTAAAAGATTCCGCACCTGTAAGCATTTTGTTAAAATGTTGCTCAGTACTACTGTTTATACGATTGAAAGACTCTTCCATAATCTGAGTATAATTCGTTTTCTTCTCGAGCATATCATTCTTAAATACGTTCACGGCCGTATCTGTCCTGTATGAATCAGAATTTACCTTTGTATCACTTAGCTTTTCATTTGTTTTTTGTTGTCCCGATTGTGAACCATTTGCGTTACTATTTGAGGCATTATTAACAGACTTATTTTTATCCGCACTGAAAGATTGACTATTGTCCTTGTTTTTATCAATCTTAAATATTTTAGCTAGTTTTTCCTCAATTGATTTGCTGACTTTAGGCCACCATCCATCAAATAAATCTAACATTTTTTTACCAAGTAATGCAGTTAATAGTCCAGGAATTTCTGCTGATATATTTTTAAATATATTTTTTAGACCTTCTGACAAGGATTCTTTATGAGCAATAACACTTTTTAACTGTTCCTGCGCATAATTTTTCAATCGATCTAACGAAGCTTGCACTAGCTTATCAAATTCATTTGGAATAGCATCGCTCTTATTTTTACTATCTTGAGCTGCTGCCTTTGATGAGCCTAATCCATTAGCTGGCTGCTGCCCAACTTTCTGAACGTTATCTGCCAGAGAATTCAACTTTTCTAATAACTGTTGCTCCATTTCACATGCTGCGGCAATCTTTTGTCCAAAATCACTGCCTACCAACTTAGCTATTAAAACATCGGCAAACCCTTCATCCGAAAGTATCTGATACATTCTTACACCTCCTGTCTCCGTATTTCATATATTTCCAATGCTTTTATTTTTCTGCATAACGCTGGAGTTAGCTCAATACCATAAACTTCTGCTATGGCAAAAACAGCGGTATAGTCTAAGCCAACTATTCCACCATTACTTACGCGCCATTGGGTATTCACATAGATCCATAGCTGCCATACCTCACGGTTTTCCAGCATAATTTCAGGACAACGTGCTTCACAAGTCCTGCATTTAATTTTATTATCGGCCTGAGTTTGGGTATTGCGGCAGGCTTCGCAATATTCCTGCCGCCTGCCTGACACCCATCTCCAGACCGCTAGGAGTTTTTTACTTCTTTCTCCAAGCCATAAGTCAAACGAAAAGTTTTCTCTGCCAATTCTACAAGTTGATTATTAGGTACATCATTAAAATCATGATCTTTATAAATATTATCCAAAATCCAGTCATTTCCTAAGACTGTCAATTTTAAAAATGATAATTGATTATCATTTGTAGAATCAAAAAATACTGGATCCAAACCAGCAGCACGAAAAGATTTCAATTCATTGCGGCTCATAGCCCTTGCTTGCGGTAATATCGTCATAAGTAATCTCCCTTTTTTATAATTATAGGTAACTGGCAACACCGTTAATCAGCGTAACTTTCACTGCAGAATTATCAGCATTTGATTCATAAAAAGCATGGAAGGGCAGTGTAATTAAAACACCTGCAGGGCCTGTTATACTTGGGGTGCTACGTTCATATGTAATTTCTGGGAATAAAAACTCAAGACTGTGGTTCTTATCTGAGAACTTCACTTTTAAACTTGACTTTGTCCCTGAGAGAGCCTTTTCCAATAATGCAGCTCCATCAAACAGAGCTGTAATACTGCCAGATATCTTATAGATGCCCGCAGGAATGTCGCTGCGAAAACCGCCATTTCCAATAGTATACTGAGTCCCATCCAACCCAGCATCAATGGTAAAATCACCTTTAGTAATAGTAGCAATTGCTGCGCCACCTTCCTCAATGCTCGCTTGCAAGTTGGTAAAGCGAGATAAAACCATATTGGAAGGATTTATCATATAAGGAGTAGATGTAAGAACTTCTTTTGCTCCCATAATTGTCATAGATGCCGTTAACTCATCTTCGCCACCAAAGCCTACTTTAAAAGAACTAATTTTGCAGCTGTTTAACAGTACATACTGTCCAATATCCGTAAATCCCTTTTCCAATACCATAGAAGGCTGCGTTGTACCGATTTTAAACACATGCTGATAAGGATCATTACTGCCTGTAGTTACAGGAGTACCAAATAATCCTGTTAGCCAATATCCAATACCTGCTTCATCCATTGGTACAACAATATTTCCGTCTACGCTAATATTACCAGGAGCAGGTGCTACAGGATTTCGTGTACCAGTAATAGTGGCCAAGTCTTTCAAATTTTGTTTCGATTTCACATCTAATGTGTTGAATGGTAAAATTTTTCCCGCCTTATTAGTTGGGTTCTGTCCAAAGCTGGATTCATAATCAAATACTAACCTTCCTTGTGCACCTTGTGCTTGAGTCATATATATTTCCTCCTAATATTTCTGTACTTTTTTATAATTGTTATACACTTACATATTACTAATTTCTTGTTGCTTACATTCTTGTGTTCCATTAATTTCTCTACTATTGATTTTTTTCAAAGCATTATATTTATTAAGCATAACACGACGAAACACCTCAAATTTTCCTTGATCTCCATTGGTAATCAACATTGCAAAGTCCAATGCCGTCTCTAATAAAGTTTGTAATTTGGCATTACTTTGCTGCATCATCAAATTCTTCTTCATTTGCAACTCCTCCTTGTCACTTTACATAAACCCTTGTATTATTACTTCAATACCCCGCACCTCCACTACCATTTTTTATACTACACACCCTCATGTGCTAAAAAGATCAATTCAAATTCTTTGGCGGTTCCTATTATCTAAAATAATTCATCTTCTTATCATTACTATTCGAAATTCTAATTGTTTGTCCAAAATTGCCTTATAAGTAAAACAATCTATTAATAGCTAGTTATTACATTCCATATAGATCAATCTTACTATAGAACAAACGATTACTACGTTTCCAACGAACGTCTAGAGTATTAAGCTGACTATGCAACAGCTTTGCCTTTTCATGTATTATCGTTGCTGCTAATTCAGGATACTTCTCGCGATACATAGCTTCAAGTATATTAATAGTGTAATACTTCATATATCTCCCCTCATTCTCTATCCGTACATATTAACCAGAATTTAGATAGGTACTAATTTTAAAAATTGCTGCATTAAAGTGAAATTTTATTGTCGCTACACTAAGATTAAGTTTGCGGCTGATCATTTCATTGGAATAACCATTTTGAACCAAAGTCACTACTTCTCGCTGACGTGGAGTAAGCATTAAAATCGATTTATCTAAGTCTACTAATATACAGACGATACGATCAAATCCTTTGCACTTGACAAAATCCATAGTCCCTACATCTTCCAAATTTGAAGACACAATTTCCGCGAGACTTCGAAGTTCTTGATATCGTTCAATAGTTCGTCTTATTTGTTTTTGTGTGTAGTCGATACTATCACACCCCTTGTATATTTTTCGATTTTATCAATATACTACTTTATATTGAATTTCTAACTTACATGAATGTGACATACTCGTTAGGATATAAAAACTATATACAGAAAAATCTCGCTCATCAAAACCGACTATGAACATCCTTATAGTTGGTTTTTAAAACTATCGTATCTTTTCTCATATGCATGCTGCCTTGCATCGTATAATTCTCATCAAATTCTACTTTTGATATTTTCCCTCATTTCTTTATCCGTACAAATCTTCTTGAATTTAGATAGGTATATTTTTCACTGTCAAATTGACATCATTTCAAAGCCAACCAAAAGATACTTGAAACAACCGAATAATCTCTTGCCGAATACGATATAAATGACGTTCCGTTACTGCCAATTCTTCAGCAATAATCTTGAAAGGAGTTCTTCTGAAATATCTTTGCTGAACAAAGGCTTGCTGTAGGGGACTTAAAACCGCCATAGTGGCTTCTATAAGATTAATATGCGAAACATAATCAAGACGTCGTATACCTAGTCTTTCTGTCGGAGATTCCAGTATATCCTTCGATAGTGTCAGATTCCCTTTATATTGAGATTGAAGTAGTTCTGAATTGACTTTCCACATTGGATAATCATACAAAGCCGCTTCTACCCTTCTACTAAATTGATTTGTATTAGCTAAATTATTATCATATGAGGCTCTGCCCATCAGGCCCTTAAATCTTTCATAACTAAGCATGTTGCCTTCATTTATCATAAACTTCTCTCCCTGATTCTATTTATGACTTTACTTAATCATATTTCTTCAAATTCAATTTCCTCCCTTATTCATCATAAAACTACAGCAATATTGGTAATGCTTTCCACTATTTAAACATACACCTTTGAAATAGCTTTGTAACTGACATAAATATGACATAAAATCCTAAATATAATATAAAATGTAAAACAAACAGAAAAAAGGTAGAGTTTTTCTCTACCTTTAAATCCTTAAATATTTTTTTGATCAAACTAATTATTCTTTATGCAACAAATAATCATAAGCCATCAAAGCAGCTTTAGCACCATCTCCTGCGGCGATTACGATTTGTTTATCAGGACCATCTGTAATATCTCCAGCTGCATACACTCCTGGAATATTGGTTCTAGAACGGCAATCGACCATCAGTTCTTTTCTCTTATTCATCCTAACGATATCTTCTACATACTCAGAATTGGGCTCTAAGCCAATTTCTACAAAAACCCCATCGATAGCCAGATCTTGAAGTTCCCCTGTCGTAATCTCACGGATCGTAATCTTTTTCACTACCTCATTACCATAAATTCCTTCTGATTCATAACCGATCTTTTCAATAATATTGGTAGCAACTTTCATTTTTTCAAGAATAATAGGATCAGCAATGTAATGATCATTTCGTACCACTAAGTATACGGTATGTGCAATTTTGCTAAGTTCCAGAGCCGCTTGAACTGCTGAGTTACCCCCCCCTATAACAGCTACCGCTTTATTGTCAAAAAAGGGACCATCACAAGTAGCACAATAGCTAACCCCCCGCCCAGTGAACTCTTTCTCTCCTGGTATGTCTAGCCCCCTAGGCCTTTTACCTGTGGCTAGGATCACAGTTTTACTTCGATATTCCTTCTCTTCTGTCTTAACCAAAAATGTACCATCTTGATTCACTATTAAGCCATTTACTTCTTCATATTGAATGGCAACGGCAAAACGTTTCACCTGTTCTTCAAATTTTCCCATTAGTTCTGGACCACTAATAAATTGATAACCCATATAATTTTCTATTTCTTTTGTCCACATGAGTTGTCCGCCAAATTCTTTTGTCAGTAGTAGCGTATTCATTTTTTTGCGAGCTGCATACACTGCGGCAGTCAATCCGGCAGGTCCACCGCCTATAATAATCAAATCATACAT